CACGCTTTCTTTTTTCTTGGGCATTATTAAGTTTGTTTATTACATACTTTATAGCTTTTTCATAATCGGCTTTCTCTTTAGACTTATTTTTTTGATGTGCCCACAATGATGTTAAATGTTCTAGTATGCTAATATAAAATGTAACATCATCTGTCTTATTCATATTCTGACGCTGATCGGTCAACCATTCATTCATTTTATCATTAGAAACATCCATATTTATTCTATGTAAACTTCTTATTTTAATAGCGCATTCGTCGTTTTCTTGTGCGACGTCCTCGCAACTGTTTCTGAGCACGCGGGTTCTTCATCACCGCGGCGGCGGTAGCGAGGAGAACCGCTGCGGGGGCAAGACGGTAGGCGGATTGCGTCATGATTCCGTAGAGGCTTCCACCACGGACACCCTTTGTACGAATGGGTATCACATCTGATGTTCTATCGGGAAGGGCAAGAGAAGAATTAATTTCACTGTTTTGGCTGCTTAAAGGTGCACGAAGGGAAGTAATTTCTTCTACGTCCTTTGCTGTAATCGTGTTTGTAATTGCTCTTTTAGGAACATTTACGCCAGAGATGCGTTTCGTATCGAAGCGTTTCGCTACGCGTGTAGGAACATTGCGAGTAACAGAAACTGATGGGGCAACACCATTATTCTCCGCACGACGGATGATGTTATCATTAAGATGTTCAAAGGAGGGAGCCTTTGTAGGACCCGTAGTAAGACCAGTCGCAAGACCCGATGGTTCCATACCGATTTCTTCCATGGTAAGGGCATTATTAACGGACATACGATTCACCGAATTGCGGCTCACATCCATAATTTCATTTTCAGCAACATTCTTTACGATTTCTTCTGCCGATTCGGTACGAGGAGAAGGGGCACGGCGCTTCGTGATAGAATCAATCGACATAGGTTCTGCCAACCCTGCTTCCACCGCAACAGGTCCTGCATTCACCATGACGCTGTTCAGAGCCTCTGGGGTAGAGGGAACATCTGTCAACTTTGTGCCATCTGTGGATACAAGGGCGACACTCGGGTATCCTTCTACATTAAAATCCTCAGAACTATTAATACTTTTCATTGTACTCTTGAATTTAGGTAACATCGTATCAGCAACAGAAATAACTTGGGCATTGCGTTGAGGATGATTGGATGCCTTTTTGAAATGGGGCATCAGAGTATGACAATGTCCGCACCAATCTGCATAGACAAGTAATACTGTAACAGGTCCTTTTGTAATACGTTTAAGGATTTCCTGAATATCTTTTGGGGATCGTACATCGAGAGGGGGATAGAGAGTGCCAGTCGTGGAATGACGATGTCCCCGAACTGTTTTACGTCCCTTACGGAATTTTCGTTGACGTGTCCGTCTTCGTTTGTAGGGTCTAGTAGCTTTACGTGGAGCCATTCTACTTTGGTATGATTTATTAATATATAGAAGAGATAGGTGCTAGGATGAATAATCTGTTAGTATTCATAATCGTTATATTGATAGCAGGAGTGATTGCAGAATATACAACGATTCCCATACCAAATCTATCGGTGCTATTTGTATTAAGTTTACTCACTTATGGGATTGTGTATATCAATGGACGTAAGTATTTAGATGGATTTGAGGACAATCGTTTTCGTGCAGACGGATCGCCGAATACAGAGCCGCCCCCTATGAATACCATACCGGAAATGCCTTACAAGGTGACGCCAATTGATGATCTGTTTGCATATGATGGTGCAGATGTGTATCAGAACAGAGGATCAAAAGAGGCTTCCAAAAAGCAAATCAGCGATGCGATGACCCGGTATCCGATGGATTGGCCCGCACGTGGACCGGATTCACAAGTCTTCCAAGAAGAACAGTCCCAATTTGAAGAACAAGTGAAAAATACCATGAAACAACCGGCTGCTACCAATTTCTATAAGGAAGTGGATGGATCCAATATGCAATTACCAGATACCTATGAAATAGATGATGAAGAGAGAAAGATATTGCAAACCTACAAGCCTGAATCGAGCAAGGGGCTTCTCGAGTATTCCGTCGATGATGTGAAGGGACTTCTTCATAAGTTATATGATAGAAAAGGGCTGATTCCTGTGGTAAAGAAATCAAAACAGGCTGAAAATGTATGGGAGATTGTGGAAGTAAAGGAGAAGCATCCAAAGATTGTATGGGAAGATGAAGTACAAGCGGAGACACAGCGTGCGATCATGGAACAGCGAGGCGAAGAGGTGATTGAAGTTCCCTATACCACAAGTGACATTAGTGCTGGATTAGACCCATTCTTTCAAGCAAGAAACTCCGTTCGTGATGGAAAGTTTGATTATACGTCATGGACGCCAGGTTTGGAGCGCATGTTTGCTCCGACCTATCCACTAAAATCATGGTTTTAATGTGTTACTACGACATCTTACTGTGTGTTTTAAATAATATGATAAATATGATAATGAAAGTAGCTTATTCATTATCATATCTAGTAGTAGATGGGCAATTATATATATTACGGATATACTTCTGTGCGACGCACTGTTACATTAGAACCAGCAAAGAAGGCAGATACGGCAACTTCGGTAGTCAAAGTAAGTCGTCCTTGTTGCGAGTTAGAAACGATTGACAAAGTAATAGCGAATACAGCGCATATTGTGAAAGTAGATCCAAATGTAGTTGAGAAGGAAGAAAAATCAAAGACAGAAATCAAGGAAGATGTCAATGAAGTAAAAGTAGAAGAGGTGAAGGAGGAAGTCAAGGAAGTCGAAGAAGTCAAGGAAGACGAGGTCAAGGAAGTCGAGGTCAAGGAGGAAGTCAAGGAAGTAAAAGAAGAGAAAAAAGAAGTCAATGAGATGGAATGGAAGAGCGCCAAGAAAGAAATGAGCCCTCTATTACCACCTATTAAGGAGGAACCCATGGATATTCACCCTTTTCTTCTCGAATATGGTACTGCACCCGTCAAGTCAAACACGGTTCTGATTCAGAATCAAACGTATCAGATAAAGAAGAAGAATAAGAAGAGAGATTAACCAAATGTATTTTCAGAAGAATAACTGATTCGTAATAGTCCATCAGGACTGCGATGTTTTTCATATAACTCGAGGAGCGTTTTACTCCGATCGGGAATAGAGTTATTAATAAAGATAAAAATAGCATGTTCTGGTCGTAACTTGAGCCATTGACGAATGGTATGATAGACATGTGTGATTGTAAAATCTTGTGGGATTAAAAACTTACGACGCTGGATATCGGGTAGAGTCGTATCGGTCTGTGATGCTTTTGACACATAAACAGGGATTCTTCCTGGATGTTTCTTCATAATTCGTTCTACGTCGGTCGGGGTCATCTATTACTCTCTTTTTTATTTAGTAGATAGCTCATTTAAACAGAATGAACTATCATAGAATAGATGTATTGGTTAGATACGAGAGAAGGAGAGCTAATTCGTTTATTACAGGTGCCACAAGATATTGTAAAACAGCTTCCTGTGGCAGATATATGGATAGGAATCACGGAATCAAATACCATTTCGGAGGGAGGTTTACTCATTGAACGAAAATCCATTCGCGATTTGGAAGCTTCTATTTTAGATGGGCGCTATCGTGAGCAACGAGGGCGATTACTTGCCTCTTGTCATGAGAATAAAACGCAACCCATGTATATTTTGGAGGGTTCCTTCTCATCGGGTACAGGAAGGCTGACCAAGAAAGCCCTTATGAAATTTATCAATCGTCTGATTTTTCATTATAACATTGCGGTAATGCAAACCGCCTCTCTGAACGAAACAGCAGAGCTGATTCAAACATTGGTGGAACAGTGGAAAGAAGATCCTACCTCCTTACAAAGAACGACAGAGGTCGTCAAAGTGACGGATGGGATTCATGTTCAGAAGAAAGCGAATGCGATGGATCCACGACAATTTGCAATTTGTTGTATTGCACAGTGTCCAGGCGTATCGGTGAAAGCAGCGGAACAATTGGTCACTACATTTGGATCGCTACCAGGTGTTTTACAAGCATCCAAGGAGGAGTTGGAACAGGTAAAAGTGGGGTTAAGAAAGATAGGTCCTGTGGTTTCGAAGCGATTGTATGAATTGCTACATCATTTGTAAACACATAATTAATATCCAGTTGTGTGTTATTAACCGCTATCACACATGCGATACATGAATCCTTTGTCATAGACAATACAATCGCCCTCGGGGTTCATCAATACGTATCGATCATCTGGTTGCCATTGTTGAGAGGTGTATTCTTTAATTAAGCGTTGAAGGAGGAGAAGAACATCACGATCTTCTTCAGGAAAGGTGGTGCATGGAATAGAAAGGCGAATGTGATTATGGTATAACGAATATTGACTCATGTCTATGGATAGATAGGAGTCAATGCTTTAAGATTGCATGATAAGTACAATTTATATGATAGATTGTAATAAATCATGATAATGGATGAGACGAAATGGAGTCGTAATTTAATATGGGGGAGAGCGCCAATCGGTATTGGTGTAACTGGACACATTACGGGCAGATACAATCAACTGATGGGCGGCTTGCGAGGGAGTCTGTGCTGTGGCGTGCATGACAACATAGCGCACTGGATAGGACATATTATCGACTAGGCAGTCAAATGCCTTAGCATCTCCGTAGATCACACGACCTATTTCTGCATTCAAATTATTTATGAATTTCGTCTGATCTTCAGGGTCAGCATAGGTCCAATCAATACCATTGATGCTTGTATTTGCATATTGAGCCTGCTTATTACCCCCCGCGGCAGTGGTCTGTGGGAAGAGGGTTGTATTGAATAAATTATCGCTAAAAAGCGCGGGTGGTGTGGACTTTTGGACTGACATATTCTTTTATACTATATCCATATATTTTTTTTGAACCATCCCAAATAAATCGCACCATATCTTTTTAGTACCTACATGATTTTTAAAGTGATTGATATGATAATGTTGTATATGAAATCAGAAATCAGAAATTATAAATTTCTAGACGCACATCGGAAAGTATAATAGTACACAATATATTATCATAATATAATCTACACCGTACTCATCACACATTCCAAACAGATAGAAACCGGACATTCCATCCAACGATTTTATTCCAGTAGCTTCTTAAAATTGCCTTCTGACTGATGATGCAGTATAAATGCAGATATACCAATCAATGTATCTATTAATAGCACTATCCATGCTTTACGATTACCAGTAATCGCAAGATACGCAAAGAATGCCCATAGAAACATGTGAAGAGAACGTAAATTCTTCCACCATATTTTTTTATTAAATATTTCGAAGCCGGTATCTCTTTTACCGATAAAAATGATATAAAACCAACTTAGTACTGGAAAGACTGCAATTATTCCTAGCATTGTTAGAAACCAACCATAAGCAAAGGCGCTTAGAATCATAAATGCGACGCGTGATCCGATACACAGAATAAAAAAAATAAAAAATCGTATAGTAAATGTATTAATCATACCTACTCTAACGTTTAAAATAGTCAGGTACGGATTTCGGTTGAACGATTGTATTTTGTGGATTGGTCATTTGTTGTAAGAAGGTGGTAGGAGGAATGTAATCGGAGGCAGATGGTGGAGGAGGTCCAGCTACTGGATTAGATAGCGGACGTTGGAGTACCGTATGAATGGCGGAAGAGGGTGCGCGTTGCATGTATTGCATTTGTCCCATGCCTTGCATCTGTCCCATTTGTCCCATTTGTCCTATTCCTTGCATTTGTTGCATCTGTCCAGGGGTTTGAATGCGCACTTTTTTTCCCGATTTTCGTGTGGAAATAAGTCGGGAGGCTTCTTTCTCTTTGCGCTCCATTTCAGCCTGTGTCTTTTCCGCCGATACCATCATCGCCTGCATAATGGGAGATTGTTCCACCAAATATGATTTTTCATGATGAAGCCATGAAATGTAAATTAAATTAGGAGAGGTATAACGAACTTCATAAGCAGCATGACGTAATTGATAAATCAAATAGACAACACAATCTTCCAAATCGATTTTCGGCAATCCAAAAATAAAAGGTGGGACAGTATATAATAAATTGCATTGTGCATTGGGTAGCTTAGATAGTGCACGAATACGATTATAAATTTGTTCTAATATTTTATTGTAGGCTCGAAGACGTCCAGCATCTTTCGAGCGGCGTTTGTCATATAATTCGGATGGATCTAATTGGGGTGTTTGTTCCGCCATTACTGATCATAGAAAGCAAATGACGTAGACAAGATGCCACACGCTTTATTCGCTTTATGCGCGTGTTTAAAAGAAAAAGGAAGCGTATGAAATAGTAGAATGATACCTTATCGCATTTATTTCTCAGGCGGAGGAATTTGTGCGATGGCTCATGTGGGTGCACTTATTGAATTATCAAAACATGTCCCTCTTCATGCCATTAAAGAGTGGATGGGAGTATCTGCTGGGTCTCTTGTTGCCATGTGCTTATGTATTGGATTCACCTTAGAGGAATTATTGGAATTTTGTGTTCGTTTTGACTTTACCCATATCAAAGAAATGGATTCGGTTCCGGGATGGATATTACATTTTGGAATGGATACAGGAGAGCGGCTCCATCGATTAATACAAGCATGTTTACACGTGAAAGGTCTTTCTTCCGAATTTACTTTTCAAGAGTGTCTTACTCAATTTGGGTTACATCTACGAATCGTAGCAACCGATATTAATGATGCGGTTCCTGTTATATTTAGTCCCACCACCACACCTGATTATTGTATTGCAGATGCGGTACGTGCTTCCATGAGTGTCCCATATTATTTTCAACCCTTCATTTGTCCAGAATCAGGACATTATCTTATGGATGGCGGAGTCATCAGCAATCATCCCTTATTTGTATTGCCAGATGAGGAGCATCGTAGAACTCTCAGTATTTTGATTCGTACATCGATTGAAAAAATAGAGAATGCGGCGGAAATGGAAATGGATGAATTTATGATGCGTCCATTGAATATTGT